TGTTCCTCACCTCCTCCTGTTCAAGCAAGGCCAACGGGTTCTCGGTACTCCCCTCCAACTGGCGTCGTGCGGTGGCCCTCTATGGGGCGCGGAAACTCGTCAAAGGTGACTGGATCAATGACAAGGACGAGTACCTCGTCCCCGACGAAACCGCCCCCGGCTACGACCAATGGGTCAACGACTGTCACGTCTACGCGCTCCTACACACGAGCAATAATTGCACCGCCATGCGCAACGTGGAATACAAGGGCAAGTCCTGGCGGATTCAGAATAACTGGTTTTGGTTGACAAAAGTGAAAGCGAAAGAGCTACTTGATACGGCTGAAACGCCGGATTTATACAAAGACGTAAAAGCTGAGATGGAAGCAGATCCATACTTTGCTTCTATTTTGCCGAAGCTATCGTTATCAGCAGACGCGAAAGCGTTACTGGATCAAGTGCAAGCATTGTGGGTAGCTTCGTTGCCTTTTCGTGAAAGTTATTATCACGGTCGCGTAGTCACAGAAAATGAACCGGACTTACACCTCTTGGCTTGGGACGCTGGTTTGTACCAACTAAAACATTTGTGGCGTGATTTGTTTCCGGCAGAGTGGAAAGCGATTCAAGATGCGCGGTCCGCGTTAGCGCACCGGCTACAACCTGGAGTGTACACGTATGGCTTTCTCTTGGAGTCGGTTGTCTCACGATAGGCTGACCACCTGTCATCCGGCGTTGGTACAACTCTTTGAGCGAGTGATCAAACGCAAGGACTTACCTTGCGATTTGACGATTTTGTGCGGACACCGTTCCAAGTCCGAGCAAGACGCCGCCTTCGCAAAAGGTGCGTCGAAACTGAAATATCCCAAGAGCAAGCACAACTCTTGGCCGTCTATGGCGGTGGACGTGGCCCCCTACGTGAACGGGGCTCCGAGCTGGGATTGGGCATGGTACAACAAAGTAGCGCCCATCATCAAGGATGAATGGGCGCTATTGGGGTATCCGGGATTTCGGCTAACTTGGGGTGGAGACTGGTCCTCATTCAAAGACGGCCCCCACTGGGAATTGTCAGCGATCTAACTGGATTTTTCGGTAGGGGATTGGGTCATCTGTGCTTTCCGGGAGGCGGCAGACGATGAGATCGAGGTAAAGACGCTAGCATAAACATTCATTGTGCGCCTTCCCGCTTGAGTTTGATTGTGTTGCCGTGGGCTCTGCGCCATCCTGTGGACAGATGCCCGTGAGTGGGGCAAGCGGGTAAAGCGATAACGTAGCTCTTAGCCGGTGTTTCGCGATACACGCACATGCAGGGGAGCAAAGTCGACCGATTGCCCGCCAAAGCGTAGCTCAAAAGGTCGACTTCGTCTTCTGATAGGTGGTCGGCCGGTTTTTCGAAAGGCATTATTTTTCTCTTTGCAGGGCGAGTACATACCCTGCCACGAAAGCCAAGAAAGTGAAGATGGACACGATGCAAGCGAGAGTCAGCATGAGGGCTCCGTTTTCGCGTAGACGCGACCGGGAGTGTGGCGTGTGCAGGCGATGTCGGTCACCCAGTCTGTATAAGCGTGGCGATAGAGGCCGCTTTTCGCCAGACCGGGGTTACGCCACGCGGTGTAGGAGATAGTCTCGGTGCACCCACATGGATGAGTGACAACCGAGACCATCGGGTCCGGTGCAGCGTGGGCGAAAATGCGGCGGTTTCGGCGGGCGGCATTCATGGGTGCTTCCCTGCGGTGATGGTGTGGGTGAGGTCGTGCGCAAGATTCACAGCCTCGATATAGGACTCTCGTGCGGCTACCACTACACTGTAGCGCGTGGGCGTAGGTGCGAGGATGGGCACCACTCCGTAAGAGCGCGAGTCTCCCTCAATGTGCTGAAAGACAAGGTGCATCTCTTGCTTTCGCGGTTTCGGCGTCTCGGCTGCCTTTTTCGCATCCGAGATACGCCGGTCGCGATGCCGCGTAAGCGCACGTCCGAGGGCTCGAATGGCATCCTCAATTTGTTCGCTTGGCTGGCCCATATACAGAAGCCGAGCCTGCTCCTCCTCTAAAAGAGCCCTCGCTTTGGTGGCGCGAACAGGAAGTGGGAACTCCCCAGGTTCGTCGCGGAGTTTGTCGAGTTTGATGTACAGAAGACCACTCGTCATGTCGCAAGCGAGGTCGATGGCGGCTTTCAGTGAGTCGCTCATTTTTGGCTCCGAATCTGCGCTCTGCGCGCGGAGGTGACAGATCGTGCCCGCTCCCGGGCTCGGGTGGTATGCCGAATCGCGGTGGTGAGATCGGTGTAGACCGCGTCAAACTCAGCTAAAAGCTGGTCTTTCGCGATGTGTGACGTGATGTTGCTGCGTGCCTGCTCCAGCAGCTTCTGCGCGCTGTCAGCACGCATGTACAGTGGAAAGCCACCATCATCGTGCTGAATTTCTTTAGCGTATACTTTATCTAGAAAATCGCGCGCGTTGTCGACTGCATCAGCGAGCGGTGTGTATCGAGCCATCGTGACCTCGGTGGTGGGTGGTGCCCGGCGCTCACCGGACACCACCATCATACACCGGCGGACACCCGGTGTCCAGCCTCTCCTCAAACTTTTTTCTGAAAGTTTTTTACTGGCTTTGGACCCACGTTATGCGTACCTGCGTCTCGTGCTGGGTCGCGTATCCCTGTGACAGGCCATCTCCATCGCCCAGCCCCACCACGCCCGTCGGCAGCATCCGCTTCCAGCGAGCACGCCGGTCAGCACGTCGAGTGGTGGCACGTACAAAACCTGCCGATTGCAGTGCTGCCACCAGGGTTTTGCTTAGCTTCGCAATGGCGGACGGAGTAAGCGTCTCGTCAACAGAATGCGCGAAAGACGTGCTGCAAATGGAGTTTTCCTCTCCGCCAGCGTTTGCTGCATAGACGGCGGCTGCAGCCTCATCCCATAGCGACGACTGAATAAATTTTTCACCCCCTCGTGCCCGGGCCTCATCCTCTTCTGCGGTGAGGTGCCACTGCTCTCCGGCATCGTACGCTACCTTGGCCTCTGCCAGCAGTTGTGCCCGATTATCAGCGAGCCAAGCGGTATCTGCCACCGGCTGATGTGGGTCGCCCTGACTGAGGCCCGGAAGAGAGGGACAGTCCACCACCCAGTATCGACGAGACCCAGTCGGATCACGCAGGAACGAAGCGTCGTTTGTCGTACCCACGATAACACAGTGTCTTTTGATCGTGACATCGCAGCGCCCATAAGGTGGGCGATATGTGTCCTCGCGGCTGGACAATAATGCTTTTCGGCTCTCTTCCTGAGTGCGGGAGGCGGATGCCAGCTCGGCGTCCTCATAGACCCAAGCTCTTCGTAAAATCATAAATCGATCTTTGTCTGTTGGCAGCTCAGTATCAACGAAGAAGTCTCCGCCCCACACAGCGAAAATCGTCGATTTCTTGAAACCCTGGCGCCCAGCGAGACAGAGGACAGTGTCCACCTTGCACCCAGGCTGAAGCGCACGAGCGACCAAAGAAATTGCCCAACGGCGTGAGAAAATACGGTAAAGATCTTCGTTTTCCACTGGTATCTCACACCCAGCTTCAAGGCCCGGAGCGAGGACGGTGTGGTAGATCCACTGGTCAAGTCGAGGCACTCCATCCCAAGCAGTAGCTTCGAGCTGCTCTCTCACAGGGTTACGCGTAGTCAGTCGAGCCACGCGCTCTAGCGCTTCCCACAAAACGCGACGGTCATGCCATATCCACTGGTATCGCGTTTCCATATGAATGAAAACCAAGCTTGTAAGCGCATCTGTCGCAGGCTCATTGTTCCACATGATGCGCTGCTGAAAATCATCCCAGTATAGTCTGTTTTGGAAGAACGGGTCATTCCGAAGCATCAAGGCCATGTTTGTTACTGAGTTGTCAATGCGATTTCGTGTGCGCCGGAGCATATCGGCTGGTGGCTGTGCTGCCGGCTGGCTCTCTGTAGGTGCGGGCTCTGGCGCCACACGCTGTGAGCGTATGTCCGTGAAAGTGGCCTGCATCACATTGCTTGTGAAAAAAGAACTTCCGTCCTCGTCTTTACGAAAGAACCCACTACGGGGCGATGTTCCTCCTAATGGGCAGATGACGTTAAGCCGCGTTCCGGGCTCCATTTCATCTACAACTTCAGCCCAAGAGCGTCCTTCGATAAACCGGTCGGAAAAATCGATGCGTTCTCTCGTGTAGGTGCCTGGGGCCGAAGGACGAACAGAAGTGGCACTGAGTGCCACAGAAGCGGTTGTGGTGGGCACCTCCGGCATGAGCGGAGAAATCAGCTCGCGTAGTTCTTCCATACTCAATGTTGTTTCAGATGAAGCGATGACTGTCACTGTGCGTGGTTGTGGCCCTTTTTGGTTGATGGTGCCGGGATACCGGCAGAGTCGAGACCCAGTGTCGTGGACTGCGTCCAGGATGGACGCCACGTCGAGTCCGTCGTACTCAGACAGGATAGAGGCCCGGGAGAGAGAGTTAATGTTGATGGTGACCCACTTGTGCAGGTCTTTCGCCTCACGCAAGTGCTCTTGGGTCACACAGTCGGTGAGGGCCCAGTGCCAGTGGACACCCCAACCGGAGTCGATTGTGAGCGTGGCAGGACCCAAGAGAGCGATCAGGTGGGCGCCGACTTCGCGCACGATCAGTTCTTTTATCGATTTGACTACAGCGATGTTTGCATTTGCGTAAAAGGTTGCTTTCTGTTCGTCTTTCGTCGGTTCAAGCGTTTCACCTTTCTTTAGCCGAAGAGCTGTGTAGACGGATACACAGTCGGCGTCGAAGAAAAACGAGGTCCCACGAACACAATTGGCGCCGCTTCTCCCCTTTCCTGTGCGCGAGTTGACCACACCTATCGGGAAGAGCCCTGTGGTGATGTACTCGTCGGGTCCTTTGTGCAGCCGGATGCGAGCGAATTCTTGCCCTTCGGGCGGTTGCGGCCAAACGAGATCGATGTTATCTTGATGCTGTGACATGAAAGCCTCTACGTGAGGGTGGTGTGTGGTGAGGCGGTAGGGTGGCTCCTACCGCCTTTTCACGTTTGTGGGAATCAAAGAGTTGGGAGTGGAGTCGCCAGCGTGATGCGCATACGCAAGGCTGCCTCCTCCAACGTGATTCCATTGGTGATGGCGAGCAAAGCGGCTTCCGCAGCGGCGTAGGTCGGCAGCGCTGTTCGCTCCATGATGGCTGCGATCATAGGCATAGCTTCTGCGCGCATAGCGATCGTGGTTTTCTTGTGCAGTGTGGTGGCTTTTTGCGCCATGGTGGCCTCGTGGGGTGAAGGGGAAGTGGTGGTGACCACGAAATAGGTATAACATTGTGTGTATGTAGACGCAATAGGTTTTCAGGAAAAAAAGTGACTGTGCGATTTCGTCCACGTTGGAAATCAAAGCCAGAAGGATTGAAGAAGACCTATGTTCGAGGTCTTCGCCTAAATAATCGGCTTGCAACCGCCTGTCGAAGTTACCGAAGGCATAGAAGACCTGTTTTGAACATTTATGGTGAATATGGGGGGGTATAAAAGATGGGGGGGATAAAAATACGGGGGGTAAATTACAGAGAGTCTAGAAAGAAATGTTGGGAATTCACCCTTCGCTTCCTTCTCCACCCCTGACTCGCCGAATTATCGAGGATGTAGGCGGGTCGAAATGAGCATTTTTGGCGAAGACCTCAAATCAGGTCTTCAGTTGACTACGGAAGCGGGTTTTCGTGAAGTGGTGGTTTAGAGGTCTGGTTCACCGCTCACCTCCGGGCCTGGGCCTTTGACCCATACCGATACCAGTAGCACCACCGCGCTCGCGCGCGACCTGCATGCAAGACAAGGCAATGTAGCCACTATCTAAGAGTGGCTGTGAAAAAAGAAGGACTTTGGCCTACTTTCGCAGACTATGTTTGTATATTCTGCGTTACGTTCGTAAGATAGCTTGGAACAAAAGATGCGCCTTGTTGATAATGAGACTCAGTTGCAACAAGGTCCCACCAAGTGAAGACCAAACTGGCACTGGGTGCCACTTTCATTCTGACCCACTCGTCAGTTTGCGCTGACGTATAGCCGCCTGCTCTGCTGCAGTGCGGCGTAGTCTATAGCGAAGTGGCTCAGACCCAACCTCTCTTAAGTTTGCTCGCCACTCTCGTTGCTTCTCACGTTTCTTGCTCACTTTCTTCGACTTCTCTTTCTCGATAAACGCATCCCTCTCCGCCCGCCTCTGGGCCTCTTCGTACAAGCCGAACGCATGAAACAGGCTTACATCCGATATAGCCGCTAGTTGAGTGGCAGCCGCTTGTTTTGTGAGCGGGAGTAGGTGAACGCGAACCCACTCTTTGATGGACATCCCGGCAGCTGTCGACACAATGACAATAACGTCTCTCAGCTCCCACGGAACTTCTAGCTGCGTTGTCGGCGTAGATCGGTCGCTCTGACGAAAAAACTTCTTAGGGTTGGTGTCCATAGGTCCTCCGCATGTTATAGTGGTATACACCACGGAGCCACACGTGCAAGCACCTTACGCGGTGATCGACGTCGAGACGACTGGACTTCCGCAACACCACTTCGCTCACCCGATTCAGGTGGGTGTCGTGTTTGTTGACGCTAATGGGGACGAAGTAGAAGCTCACGAATGGCTTGTTGTCCCGCCCGAGACCGACGCACAAGAGGCTGCTGAGGCGGAGAAGACGCACGGTATACCGCTCTCTCGCGTTTGGGCTGAGGGGATATCAGCCCGTGAATCAACTGAGCGCCTGAAGGCTCTGGTGCGGTCACACGATACTCCTTGGTTGTTCGCCTACAATCTATCATTTGAGCGCATAATGTTAGAGCGAATGGGGTTCACGTATACCAAGTGGGGAGACTGCGTAATGGAGTACGCATCTCATGACCTGAAGCGAAACAAAAGAACTATCTCCCTTAACCATGCGTTGTCGGAATACAGGCTGCCTGGGCGCGAGCCTGGGGCACCTCACTCTGCTCTTAGTGACGCTCGTCTTGCTCTACTCCTCTCCCGGGCCTCTGGCCTTTTACCTGGAGGGTCACAGTGACCCGACGCATCACCGACGCCCAAACTGAAGTGGTTCGGTGGCTGGTCGAAAGCCACAATGAAAATAGGCCGCTTGAAGCTGTGGCTGCTGGAATCGTCACTGAAGTTGTTCTTCGCACCTGGGGTTTGGCGAATGTCCGTCGCTGGTGTAGTGACTACATAGCCACACTACCTATAGTGTTGATGGAAAAAGACGAGGTGCAATCACGGCTTAAGCAACTGGTTCCTGCGTCCCTCGAAGCGCTCGAACGCATTCTGACTACAGGTCGTGGCGATAAAGTTTGTCTTTCGGCGGTTCAGTTCATCATCAAAGAAGCGTATGCTGCCCCAACACTTATTGAGCAACTGCCTCAACTTTCGCCCGAAGAGGAAGAGTTGAGCAACGTGCTTGACGTTGTATTTACGTCGAATGGAACACGATAATGGTTTACATGCCTCCGAACATTCCGACTCGGATGCAAAATCAAGTCAGCCGGCTGTTGTCTGACCGAAACGCGTTTTGCCAACTTCTCAGGATAAAGAATAAGCAAACACAACAGTTTGAGCCGTTTGTTCCTAACGAAGCGCAGAAACGGTTGTGGGCCTTGATGGACCAGTCCAACCGCGTGATTGTAGTGAAAGCGCGTCAAGTGGGCGTTTCGACTGCCGTCCGAACCTACCAAGTACATGCAGCATATACAAGTGAACAGCCGCTTAACTTTGCCGTATTGTCTTTCCACGACCGAAGTGCAAAAAACCTAAGGCGGTCGGACCGACGATGGCTGCAAGAGTTGCCTACGCTACTACAGCGTGAGACTTCAGTGGACTCTGCAGACGACACGATCTTCGCCGATACAAAGGCTGGGTTCTCGTCTTTCACGACAGGGGGTCGCGGAGGAACTCGGAGCTTTGAGTTCTCTGGTGCACACTTGTCAGAGTTCGCCTTTTATGTAGACGCCGACGAGGTTTTGGCTCAGTCACTTTCTACAGTGGGTGATGGCCCGCTTGTGATCGAGAGCACAGTAAATACGCCTGGAGACGCGTTTCATCGGTTGATCGCAGGCGCCCCTGATAACGGTTGGACTGTGTTCACTTATTGGTGGTGGGAACACGCGCCATATCGAGACGACTCTGTCCCAAGCGACTTTTCACCTACACCAGAAGAGACGCAGCTGATCACAGCTTACAACGTTAATAATGCACAACTGCATTGGCGTCGTCGCCAAATCGCAACACTTGGGCTGTCAAAGTTTAGACGCGAATACCCAGCCTGCATCGAGGACTGTTTTGTCAATAGAGATGGTGGTTATTTTGAAGATGAATTGATGCAAAAGATCGCAGTGGTCGACTTCACTGTGGCTGGCGACACAACTCCTCGCGAGATCGAATCACCTCACCACCACGATCGATACGTGATGGGGGTAGACACGGGAGGCGGCGTTGGTGGCGACTATTCAACGATTCAGATTGTGTCTGTCGGGACTGGGCAGCCAGTCTATATGGAACGGAGCAATCGGAAAAGTCCGTCAGATTGGGCACACCGCGTGATTCAAGTGGCAACTCGGTACAACAAGGCGTTGGTACTGGCAGAATCAAATAATCACGGGCATGCCTTGCTGTTAGAGCTTCAGTCTTGCGGTTACTATAATTTATGGACAAACCCTGTCACGAGTAAACCGTGGGTGACAACCCTACAATCTAAACTTGACATCTATGCTGTTCTGAGACAAGCTTTACAGACAATTCAAGTGATGGACCGAACCACCTATATGGAAGTTCGTGCGCTCACAATCCCGCCGGGTAAACTTGCTCCAGAAGCACCCTCTGGGGCGCATGACGACTGTGCTATGGCTCTCGCCCTCGCCTACCGGGCCTTAGTCGATGTACCTGCTCCGTGGCGGACAGAGGCGCTTCAATCGGGTAAAGATCGGGTACAAGAACTACTTGCCGCCAACCGCGCCCGCCGCATTCGGTCCAAGAACCTGCCATTCTGAGGTAACGATGCTCTCTCCGAATCAAATTGCAGCTATCGTGAACCAGCACGACCAGTATTGGGAATCTTGCCGTACCGACCTGCAAGATTGGAAACGAGTTTATATGACTCGATTTTGGTCAAAAGATCAGGTTGATAATGTGTTGCGGACTGAAGTTGCAAAGTGCTTCTCTACTGTAGAGTCTTACCTTGGGGCCTTGTACGCCAAGAACCCAGCTGTCTTGGTCACTCCAGATATTCGAGCACAAGGCAATCCTGAAGTTGCGCAAGCAGTGGCGAACCAAGCGTTGCTCGCCTACCGTGAACAGGTCGAAGATGCCACACGATTGGCTCTCATCTTCCCTTGCGCATTTGTCAAGCTAGCACCTGTAGAATCAACCGATCCTCTCCGCCGCATCAGCGCTTCTGCTCTACCTCCGTGGGAAGTCATCGTTGACTCGACAGCAGCAAGCTGGGACCAGCAACGATGGGTCGGACATTGTTACTTGACAACTGTTGCAGACGCCATCCAGCGATACGGTAAGCGCAAAGGTCTTTTTCAACCCCGCTCGTACAGTCGCTGGTTAGAGACAGGCTACACTGCGCCAAGAACAGGCTATGCCCCTGGCGATTCTATGATCGCCCCTCCAGGCGACTCTGACTCTGACTGGGTTCGCATCGTAGAAATCTACGACCTGGTGAGTGACAAGTTGCTGGTCTGGTCACCCGACTACCAAGGTGGGATCAAGCTTCTGTTCAAGGGTGTCAAAGTCCAAGTGGGAGCAATTGTACACGCCCCTGATAATGAAACACCGAAAGAGGAAGAAGAAGAAGTTGAGACGNTGACTGAAACAACAGGTATCCCGTTCAAGACAACGTCTGGTCGTCCGGTCGTCCCAATCATTCCGCTTTACCTTTCTCGCGATCCTGAAGTGCCGCTTCGTGGCTACTCTTTGGTCCACCGTATTTATGACCAACTTCGCGAAATCAATTTGATGAGAACGTACCACGCACAAGGTGTTCGGCGAATGGCGCGCCAATGGTTGGTGCGTGGCGGATTTCTTGACGAAGAGGCCGCCGCAAAAATCGCGCAGGGGCTTGACGGTGAGATTATTGAGGTGACTTTGCCTCCAGGGGCAGAGTTAGATGGAAACATTATCTCAGTCCCAACTGCGCCAATCCCAGCCGACATCCCAGCATATGAACAACTGGTCGAACAAGATATTCAACAGGCTGGTGTCAACGCCCCTTTCGTCTCTGGCCAAGTGACTGGTGTGACGGCGACAGAAAACGCTTTGTTGCAACAGTACACTGCATCACAGCTTGGTCGTATGGCGCGAACAAGAGACGAAATGATTGGGAAGATCGCCCAAGTTTACAACATCATGTTGAGCGTCATTCTTGGGGATGATGCAGAACCTTTGTCTCTGCCCAACCCGGTCGGACCTACGATGCTGTCCGCGAAAGATTTGACTGGTGACTTCGGATACTTCGCTGTTGACTCCGGATCGACGCCAATGGGTGACGCCGCCAAGCGTGAAAGTCTGACCAACTTGGTGCCAGTTTTGGTTCAGTTGGGGACTCCAGCAGAAGCTATCTTGAAAGAATTGATTCGCGTGTACGACCTACCTGACACTTTCACCAAAATCGTGGCTGAGTCCACAGAGGTGCCTGATGCCGTTGAAACCGTTGTCCCCCGAAGCTGAAGAAGCAGCTATGATGGCTGATGATAACATCGCTGAGAGCCTTGCAATCACAGCCCGTGATAAGCCATTCACTGCGCAGACAGTGAACGCGTTGGCCCGTACTGTCAACGACCTGGCGAAACTGTTTGGAGCAGACCTTCGTGTCGAACCGTACACTGGCCCGGTTGAGCAGATTGTGGGAGAGCTTGCTCGTTATCTTGGTATGATTGCGCAAGCCGCTTCCGACTACGGCTTTGAACTTCCGATGACTCTGGACGCCATCACACAAGACAGTGACCTTCTTCTGTTGACGGCTGCTCTCAAAGAGTTGGCGAAAGACGCTGAGTTCAAACGCTTTTTGAAAGAGGCACAGGAAGCACCTGAGTCTGAAGTGATGGAAGAAGAAGTTGTCGAAGAAGAAACTCCAGTTGACGCTGATGCGCTTTTCCGTAGCCGGATGCGCTAATCTTTCCACCTGACCACCCTGCAAAGGAGTCAACCATGTCGTTGGACACTGCTGCAATTTTGGCTGAAGCTACCTCTCTAGTCTCCGGGGCCTCGGCCTCAGACGGTGACGAAACCACCGAAACCACCGAAACGTTGGTGGGCACAAAAGGTGATAAAAGTGGGGGCGAGAAGGCGACTGACCAAAAAGGTGAAGAAACGCTCTCTTGGGCAGACGCGTTAAAAGCGTCTCCCCCCGAGCTGCAAAAACTCTTGCGATCTATGCAAGCCGACTACACGCGAAAGACCCAGTCTTTGGCCGAAGAGCGCAAAGCATTTCAAGCAGAGCGTGCAGCTTTAGCGAAAGGTCGCGCTGGGTTAAAGGCCCCAGAGAAGATGCCAGAGTGGGATCCTTGGTCGGAAGAATCGGTTTCAGCTCGTATTGAAGCTGAAGTGCAGAAGCGGTTGAATGAGGCGCTTGCACCTGTAGAACAGTCGTATAAAGAGGCGCAGGCAAACAGTGCGTATAACTCTTTTGTGGCTGAGAACCCAGACTTGGCTACCGACCAAGATTTGCGCATGGAAGTGGGTAAGCTGTTGAACGCGAATGAAAACCTCGACTTAGAAACAGCCTACTGGGCTGTAAAGGGTCGAATGAGTAAAACGCGAGCTGCTACCGAAACAACTCGTGTGCAGGCTCACCGTGAAGCCCATCGTAAAGCTGCTTTGGCCACAGGCGCTCCACGAAAAGCACCTACGCTGCAGCAGCCTAAGGTGAGCGAGTTGAAGAAAATGTCGACAGAAGATATTTTGGCTCTTGCCAAGCAGATGAACAATCGCTAACATAAGAGCAGAGAAAGAGCGCACGGCCCACCCTCGCACGAGGCGGCTGGGCGCTTTAGGCTCACGGCCTCTGTGATGGAGCACCCGGAAGAAATGGCATCAACTCTTTCGCCATCAGGAGGCCCAAATGGCCGCACCGAACAGCATTCTTTCGACTACCCTTCAGCTTCTCCGCGACAAGCTGATCGACAACAGCTTCGTCTCTCACCCTCTTTTCCGTGCGATGGAACAGTCTGGGACCATGAAGAAGATCAGTGGTGGTGCTCGTGTTGAGCAGCCTGTGATCTTCGGTTCCCATTCTTCGATCACCAACCTGTCGAATGGTTTCGAGCCCGTCTCTTTGGCGGTGACTGACCCCTTCCGTCGGGGCATCTTCGAGTGGGCCACGTTCACTCAGCCGATCGTTTTGTCGGACGTGGAACGTCTCTCGAACAAGGGTGACCTTGCGATCGTCAACATTCTTGAGTCCAAAGTCAAGAACGTTATGATCAACTTGAAGTCCGCCGTTTCGGAGCGCGTTTTCAAAGGCACCGGCCCGATCAATGTGTTGTCTACCTTGAACGGAACTGGTACTACAGGTGGGTCTGTTGACACGACTGGTTGGCTGCAGACAGCGGCTTTCGGTTCCCAGACTACGAATACCGTTGGTGGACTGTCCAAATCGACCTACGCTGGCGATAACTGGAACAACCAAGTCTACAACTCCGCAACCGCCTTTGACTTGGCTCACCTCGATCAGATCATGATCGATTGCTCGCTCTACCACCCTGCGGGTAGCCGCCCCGACATCATCTTCATGTCGCCAAAGTGCTTCGCGGCATTCCAAGCTCAGCAGCAGTCCTTTGTGCAGTACGTCAATCAAAGCGACCGCGATTCTCTTGACAAAGAGATGGTCGCAATGTGGCGTGGTGCCAAGATCTACGTTGACCCCCGTCTCGGCTTTGTAAACACTGCCGGAGCCACCGTTTCTGCATACTTGCTGTCGAGCGATATGTTGGCGATGTATATGGACACCGACGCCGACTTCAACGTGAGCGACCTGATTCCTGTCCCTGGAACGGCTACTTTGATGAGCCGTGTGTTGGTTCGTATGCAGCTTGTGACCGGTTCGCTTGCCACTCTCGGCATCCTGATCAACGCAGAATCCTGATCCTAACGGACAAAAGGAGCCCATCATGGCTACATCTAACTTGGTTCAGTTCCTTGAGTCCGTCGACAACGGCGGGTCGCTCAACACGTCCAACCGACGTCAAATCGAAACCTTCATTGCTAAAGAGGCGATTGCTGCAGGTGCTTCCGTGGCTTTCGACTATGCGGCGACGGAGGACGGCGACGTCACTCTTGGCGTCTACACCGCAGACGGAAACAGTTCCCCGGTGCGCACCCCTTTCGGTGTTGCACTTGCAGTGACCTCGTCGGGAGACCAGGTGCAAGTTTGCATTTCCGGTACTGTTGACGCTTTGGTATCCGATAACGGCGGTGCGGGTATGGCCATCGGCACTCTGCTGACCATCACCAACACAGCGGGTGTTCTTGACCTTGCGTCTGCCGCTTCGGCTCAACCTGTCGTGGCTATCTTGGCTGAGACTGTTGCAGCCGCTGCTGGCAGCACACTGAAACGCGTTGTCGTTCGCAAGAGCTTCTGAGAACCACCAAACCAGTTCGCCACGAGGATCGTGACAATGCATCTGCAAGACCTACGAGACTTCGTGGCGAACTTGGTCGATTATGACCCAACGAATGAAACGTACACAGCCCAACTGACTCAGCTACTCAACCAAGTACAAAAAACAGTTCTCACAGATCGGCCGTGGGATTTCGCCCAACGAGAGGGCGATACCACGGTTTGGACTGACGTTTCCTACGAAATTTCTGTCGTGAATGGAAGCTCCACAGTCACAAGTGCTTCTCTCTTTCCTGTCTCCACCAATGTGCTTCTCCCCGGAAGTCAGTTGGACGGAGCAACGGTTGAGGTTACCGATTCTGCAGGTTTGAAGGGTGGATACCAAGTTGCTTGGGTTCGCGCGTCAAATCAACTGTATTTTACTTCCGACTTCGCCGGGGCCTCAGGCACCTATACGGCTACGTTCAAGCGGCGTGAAATCTATTTGCCTGGTGACACGCAAACGGTGATGTCTGTGCTCGACTTGACGACTGGGATTCCAAGAAGTCAAGTCTTTCTTAGCAAATACGAACGAGACGACTATTCGTACGACCCAACAATGTTGGGAACACCTACGGCCTATATCCCGTCTCAAGGAAAAGTCGTCCCGGCACCTCGCGTCCCAACTGGGGTCGCAACAGCAGCCGCTGTAGGGCAGGGCGTACGCACAATCAATGTGTATCAAGTGAACATCTTGGTGCTTCCTTCGCCGAGGCCAAGCGTGTACCCCGCAGGTGTTGGTTACGGAATGGAGAGTGGGTTTAGCAAGGTTGCGACCTACACACTTTCCGATATTCAGACATTGACTTTCACTCCAGAAGTAGTCCCCAATAAGTCAGGCTTATACCGTCGCTATTACTTCACGTGTCCAGAGCTTGGGATTTATGCCCCTGTTCGCGTGGTGTCTGCGGGTGGTGGTGGTTCTGCTGCAGCTGGTGTTGACACTGTAAACCCGCTCGGAACGGTCACACTTGCTCCGGATCTTTCCACAACAACGCTTACCTCCCAAAGCTTTCAGTCGTCGGCTATTCGATATGTACCTTCCAACGGTATGTATCAGTCGTTCTTGCTCTACCCTCATCCTTCCTCTAATTCTCCAATTCGTATTCGGCGTTTGATCGCGCCACGCCCAATGGAAGAAGCGCAAGACGTTCCGTTGGTGCCAGAAGCATATGCTCAGATCATTGCGTTTGCTGCTTTAGAGCAACTTTGCTTGAAGATGGATAATGCAGCTCTTTCCGCTGTTTACGCGAAGAAGAAAGAAGTTCTATTCAAAGGTATGGAACAAAAGTATTTGATGGACCCTCCGCGGCGTATCATCAAAGGTCAGTACCAAACTGGGTATCAGGCTCAAAGCCCTTGGTGGGGTCCACTCAAACTGATTCCGTGAGGCCACATGAAAGGCACCGAATTGCAAACAGCACGGGCTGGTGGTGTTGAGACACGGCTGGTGCAGAACCCAGTTAATGCGACACAGTTGCAGAACTGGGCGATCGATCGTGTCTCTGGTGGTTGGTCTACCAGAGTCGGATACGAGAAGTATGTGCCTTACAGCACAACTTTTGCTCCGTTCTCTTCTATCGGCCCTATTCTCTCTCTACACGTAAACCAGGGGCTTCCGGCAGGTGGTCGCCAAAATATATTGTTTGAAGCTGATGGCACTCTGTATTTGATGTACGAGGCGGATCAATCCGTTTCCTTGCTTACGCTGCGAACCGATCGGAATGAACCGGCACCAACCGAATGTGGGTCTTGGTTTACCGATGTGCAAGGTGGCGTCGTTATCACAAACGGCGTTGACCGCCCAGTCTTGGTCCGCCCTTGGCCCTTGAATGATGCAGCAGACGCAATAACGGTGGCTTCAACCCTGTGCCGTGATTTTGGTTTTTCCGCCGCTCCTGCCCCTCCTGGTCCTCATCGCGTAGAAGCGCTTACGTCCAGTTCTTTGTCGAGCCGCGTGACGGGTGGTGGCGCCACCTCTTTATGGTGCCCGTCCAACTCGGCTGCATGCGGTATCGGTTCAGGGCAGTGGGGTCTCGGCTTTTCTGGCGGGGATACGAAAGAAAATCTGTTCGCTTGGACTGTTTCGTTTATCACTGATACAGGAAGTGAAGGTCCGCAGAGTCTGCCTGCGACCTCGTCTTGGGAGATGAATGCAGCGAAAGGGTTTCGCTATGCCGTCGCTCTTGATATGCCTTTGGGACCTCCTGGAGTTGTGGCGCGTAAGATCTACCGAACTCAAAACTATTCTGAAGACTCAGCAACTCCGGGCGACAATACTTTATACTTTGCAGGGCTACTTCTCAACAATGAGGAAGAGCTTTACTTCGACGCAGTTCGGACGCCAACACTTGGGACAGCAGCCCCAACTTTCGAGGTGGGGCCTACACCTGCGACAAACGCGCGATTCAGCGCCATATTCTCTGGCTGCCTCTTTTTGGACGGAGGCCCCAGTGATGGTGCAACAATCTATTTCTCGAACCCAGGCTTGATCGAGCAGTTTTCACCTATTTCGTATTTGACCCTTCCTGGTCAAAACGGAAACATAACTGCTTTATGGGGAACATATACTTCGTTGCTTGTTTTTCGCGAAGCTGGAATCGATATTGTTACTGGTGACTTTGCCTCTGGCTTCCGGGCCTCTACCCTGTCTGCCAGTGTGACCTGTCGTGCCCCCAAAACGATCGTCACAGTCCCAGAGCTTGGCGTCGTCTTTCTCGGCCAAGATGGCGTATACTTGGTATCTGGTGGGTTGCAAGGTGGGTCTGTTGTTGAAGTGAAGGAACTCACCGATGGAATTGCGTCCATCACAGCGAGGTTTACGCCGGACTGTCTGCCTGCTGCAAGAGCGGCATACACCCCACAGAACGGAGGCGAAGTCCACTTCTACATCCCAGTTGACGGAAACGACCGCCCAAACTTGGGTTTGGTTCTACATTTGCCTAAGTTGCTTGAAGGCGCTTCTGCCTGGAGCACACGTGAGGGTTTTCCCGTTGGGTCGATTGCGTCTCTTTACGACGGGACGCTTATCTTCGGCCACCATACCGGAAACCCAAGCTTGTTGACCTCAAATGAAGCTGGTATCTTTGTCCTCTCCTCCCGCCGGGCCTTAGGCGGTCACATCAGTGTTCAAACGTATGTTGACGATGACCCGCCACTTTCGGTCTACAAGTCGGCGTGGATGGACTTTGGAGACCCCCAAATACTAAAGCAAGTGAAATACGTAACGCTTTGGTTGATGACATCTGGTGGTACTGCGCCCTCAACCGGGCCTATTGTCAAGGTGCGACACTATAAAGATTTTGGGTTAACCCCTGTAGCAGAGCGTGAATACCTCGCTCAGCCACCTGATGCACCTTTCTTGCCCGTCTTCGATCTGGTAACGCTCAACTCTGGTGCAAAGTACCTGGAAGAGCGGCTTGTTCCTTTACGTGTTAGTATTGCGGGTATGAGCTGCCAAACCTTCGCGTTTGAGTTTGAGACAGACCAAGACATCGTGTTCGTGGGGCATGAGGTTGAGTTCGTCTCGCAAGGCGCTCGCGTGATTGCTGGGCAAAGGGCGTGACATGAAAAAGTGGAGTCAACACGAACCTCGTCCTGGGAACTCTGTAACTCCAGACTCTATCAATGATGAGTTTCGAGCGCATCAATCTTCTTTTGCTACTCTTGATCGTAGCCAACTACCACCCGGTTCAGTTGATGCGTCTGTTCTGACGTCCCATGCGCTACACCAAGTTTGGTGCTACCCGCGATACCCTTTGACAACCGACTACCAAGGTGAACAATCCGCACTTTTGGACACAAACATTTCAACCACCAACTTGTGGACTTGTGTGTCGTACCAAGATCTTCCAGGTGGGTGGCTGAACGTCGGTGNCCCTATTGTTCTGACTGGGTTCAAAGGTGGCAACTTATTCTGTGAGTGGTCTGGAAACGGTTGGGTGTTCCCTCTTTTCACCAACACCAAGCACAGTTATCGCCCTGGTAACGTCAAGCGAATTCGGCTCCGGTTGGTCGTTGGTGGTGTTGTGGTCGCAGATCGGTGGGGCCCAGGGTACACAGAGCATTGGCGTATCTTCGGAACAACTCAACTACCTGCCGGAAACCATAGCTTGTACATGCAGTTTCTCACTACGCCTCAAGGCCCGGACGACGCGATTGAAGATTCCACCGGCAACCGATTGGCGCAAGCACACCTCTTCTCCTCCAAAGTTTTTGTGATGGCGAGGTATCGATGAGTCGGATCACAAGAGCGCCAGTTAAGCCCGGAGACACGATTGGAGCTGCCGATTTGAATGATCGGTTTGACGATTATGATCAGGCAGGTACTGTTGGCGTAGCAAATACGCGTGATGCCGCCTTTGATATGGCCCACTTCGATTCAGACGTGGTGTCGCAAGAACTGATCATTGCTCCGCTCGGAAGTGTATCTTTCGACTTCTCTACTTATCAGACCGTGTCTTCGTTTACCGGAGCCACCTACCCGACACCCTCTGAAATTGTGAATTCGGGGGGAACGCCCACACGTATGACGACAGCCTTTGACCTTGTGTCTGGGCAAGTGATGCGCGTGTATTGGAATCTTAGCGTTAGACCTAACTTTTCTGGTACACCCTGGACGACGGCGGGATCGCTTGGCGACATCGACGTAGCCCAACCGATCGGTTCAACAGCTGTTGCCACCTGTGCTTCTGCTTGGCTGGCTTGGTTAGAGTGGGATATCACGTCCGGTTCGCTCACGAATTGGGTGCCTGTCAACTCGCAGACTGCTTTTCAAACTAACCCAAGTGGGTCACTCTACGGTGGTCGCCTACCGAATACAACAGCTACAACCGTTATCCCAGCGTGGTACCAGTGGGCGTACGACGCAGACTATGGAACTGTCACCCTCGGCAAGCTAAAGGAAACACCGCTTGGTTGGCGAGGGGTCAGTGGCACCTATTATTTCGTCCCCTCCGGGCCTTTGACTGTATACGGTATCCGGCTCGTTATCGCTGGGATCGCAAACGCATACCAAATCGCAAACCTGAACTGGTTTCTGTGGGACGCCAACTCCGGCGGTGCTGGGCAAACGCTCGACTATACCGCAGGTGCAATGACCGTTGTCGTCCACACTACGGGAGCGTGATTCATGGCCTTCACTCCACCAAACACTTTTGTCGCCACGACGACTCTTGAAGCGGCCGAACTAAAAGAGAACTTCGACGCACTCAAGGACTACCTTCACGGTGAAGTTATTTCGAGCGACTTGACCGCTTCGCAATGGGTTCAAACGAAACACGTTCAGCCACCGGTGTACGAACCATTTACAATGCTGCAACATGGAATTACAGGCATTCAAGGTGGACAATGGGCTGGCGGCATTGATTCACGTATGACTTTCATCACTTCAGCTATGACGGGGCAGGGAACCAAAAGCGGAGGTACGAACTGGGTTTCTGTTCCAGGAACCGCTGTTCGTCTGAAACTACGACGTGATGCTCGTGTGCTTTACCACTACTGGATCGAAAAAGAAGTTGGCCCTGATAACCTGCCTTATGCTGCAGGAATCAACTACGACATCACAGACAGATTGGCATATGTTTGTCCATACCTTACTAACCCACAAAACACCAGTCAGTACCTTCGTTATGCCCAGACGACCGAAAACAACCAGCAAGGTGGGTTTGCATCTGTTGTCCCTTTTGGGGCAGAGGAAGCGTACACCTCGACGGGGTCTTGGGGGCAAAGAGATGGAACGATCGCGTTCACTTCGTCCCCTGGTGAGGTGGTGGTCGGTCTAGCAGCCTACTCTCAGGTGGACAGGGTTGCTGTTCCGGTGTACGCATTCGCTGTTGAAGTTTTCTACCTTTGAGCTATACTCTCACGGAGGGCTCATGCCACTTGGAACTCTGGCCGCTGTCTCTCTTGGCCTTGGCGCTGCGGGTGCTCTTACTCGGGGCATCGGCGGAGCCATTGCTGCAAAGCAGTCTTTCACGGATGAGCAGCAACGTGAGTTAGACCGCCTCCTTCGCCGCCGGGCCTCTGGCAACTTGGGTTTGTCTCCTCGTGAACGGGAACAGCTGGAAGCGCAGGCTAAAAGCCAACAATCAGGTGCGTTGCGGGATGCACAAGCAACTGCGTTGCAGTCTGCAGCAGCTCAAGGCGCTGGTGGTACGGGTGTAAGTGGGCGCGACGTCTTTCTCCGCGAACTTGCTGGACAATCCGCAGTTCAGCAGGCAGCGCAGCAAACAGCAGCAGCGACGGCCGAAGCGGATATGATGGCGAAAGAAGCGCAGAAACAACGAATCAGCGAACTTGATGCAGCCAAGGCTGGGCGCAAGGCTGGTATGATTTCTGCCCTCACAGGCGGAGCCGCCGATATGTTGGGTGTCGGAATGCAAGCAGTTGGTACTGCGGATCAACGCGCTTTTGAGCTTGAACTTGCGAAAACTCAGCTTCCTGTCAAGTCAATTGATGATTTGGTCACTGAAGCTGATGTGGTCGCCAACAACAAATATCTGCAGCGGCTGGGTGAACCTGCCGTCCGCCCCCGTCTCTGAGGTGCACTGATGCCTACACGAGCTGCGACCTACGTTTACGCTTTTAACCGCCATGTTGCTGCGGCTGACCGTTGGAAGTCGATTCAAGAAGCGATCAAAGATGAGCGCGAGCTTTACGCACTTGAGCAAAAAATGGTGTCTGACCTCGCAAAGCAAGTGACTGACTTAGAAGAAACTTTTCGTACGCGTCAACCTGCCAATATGGTGGCGGCTCAACTATTGAATCAGGAGCTTGAAGCTCAACGAAACACGTATACAGCTACGAAAAAAGCTCAGTTGCAGAAAGAGAAAGAGACAGTCGTACCTGAGTCTGTGCAAGGGGCGGATAGTCCGACTGCAATTTATGCCGCTGCTATGAATGCAGTTGCGTCCAAAACGATGCCGAAAGAAGCTGTAGAAAAAACACTTGCGTTTGCTGAGAAAAAGGGTGTCTCCCCTGATAAAGTGTCTGAATTGCGCCAAAGAGCAGCACTATTCGACAAGGGTCGTCCCACATACAAAGGTGGTGGTATCGACGATGCCACCATGAAAAAATATGAGGTTGCTTTCAACGCGCTAGAATCAGGGAGTGAAAGCGGATACGCAACGGTTGAGGGGCGCCTTCGGGCAGAGGCCCGGAGCAACGAGGAAAATGCCACGCTGCAGCGATACCTTCAAGCGATCGAGGACGGTAATCCGACTGTAGCTGAGTTTGACGGTGACAAAGACGCTTTCGCAAACGCGAAGGCGATGTACGAGAAAGTGAAGTCGGAAGGCTCTTACCCTCGCGATCAGAAGAAGTATTTTGAGCCTACGTGGGTAGATGCACAACGCCGCTTGAAGGCAGCGGAAGCGCGAGCTGACGCACTGTCTCAATCCGGGGCCTTGCTCGATCCGCGCAAAGAAGCGGCTCGTCGGGAGCTTTTGGCTCGCGGCATCAAGGAAGAAGATTTCGCGTATGCGAAGTACGTAGGCACGCCCACTTTCGACTACCTCAAAACAGCAGACCGTTTGTACGAAGAAGGCAAAGCGCAGAAAGGCGGCAAACTCACGCCTCTGACTGATAATCAGCGAAAGATTGTTGCTTTGATCAATCAGTTTGAAGCGTCTGGAAAAGAGTGGGACGTGCCGACACTAGAGCGCCAACTTCGCCGCAACCTAAAGCCGGATGAAGTGCGTGATATGATCGGTTTCGCCTTGGCTTTTGACCGCCAGCGCACTGAAGATACAGAAGCACGCACTCCCGACCAAGCGGGTCGTGAAAAAGCGCTGGCTGAAAAAGTTGAGCGTGAAAAAGTAGAAGCACAAGAAACTGTACAACGGGCGGAAGATTCGCTTACGCACGGACAAATCGTTGAAGCTTTGTCAGAAGAACAAAGAAAGCTTGACGCCTTAACCCCACATATTCTTAACTCTGATATCCTACCCAACAAAGGAAAAGGAGATAAATCGCGGGCAGAGATAGATAAAAGAGCGCGTGATATCAAGGAGATGAGAGATAGGCTGCTGGCAAAGGACGCGGCCAAAGAAGCTGCTTTGGACATTGTTGGAGCAAACCCAACCGCAGCGCCACCTACTCTAAAAGCGGGTGACATTGGGTTTGAGTTTGACGATACCAGCGACAAGGAAGGATCAAGATACCGTCGCACTAAAGATGGATTCTTGGCCATCGAAGGCCCGTACAAAGGAAAAGAGTTCCCGCATAAAACGGCGAATGCGGATGCCCTCTCTCAAGCTGAAAAAGGCGTCTTTCCTCCAAAACAAGAACCCAAGCGTGGCGGAGGCACGAGCGGAGGCACGAGCGGAGGCACGAGCGGAGGCAAACCCAAGGTCAAAACGGTATGGGATCCAGCCACCAACTCTTTCATCGAGGTCACAGAGTAACGATGCCCAAAATCTTTGTCTATGAAGACCAGGAATTTGAATTTCCAGATGAGGCTACCATAGCTGATTTTGATAAATTCATGAAGAACAGAATAGTGAGACAGGCGACAGAAGCTGATGCAAAGTTTCGGGCTAAGGCAGAGTCGTCCGAAGAAAATGAGCTTGAGCTTGACCCTTTGACTGAGTCGGACCCAGGTGTAGGAAATATCGTTCCGGCACCGCGACCCCAGCTGGGTCGGATGGGCGCCCCTATCCCCAAATACAAGTCGCCTACCGTGCTGAAAGCGGAGGATGAAGCTGAGGTTCAGAAGCGGTATGAGGCTCAGTGGCCTGGCAAAGAGAGTCTATACCGCAGCGAGGCAGAGAAAAAAGCTGCGAGTGAACGGCTTTATGCCGACTTGCGTAAGGAAGTCACAGACAAGCGGTCTGGGGTGTCGTCCCCCGGACAGGAAGCAAAAGCGCCGCCGGAAAGCGGGTTACCGTTTTTTCGCCCTACTCGTATGGTGCAAGTTCCGACGGCGATTGTAGAGGCCCAAGAGAGCGTCGTTGACGATAACGGCGATGTACGCACAGAATCGGCCGGCTCCCTCAACACGAAATTCACGCAACTTTACAAAGACCCAAAGACTGGGGTTATGAGAAAGCCAACTGCGACCGAGCTTTTGACAGAGGCAGCCGCTCGACAGCCTGTGATGACTGTAGCAGACGCCCGCGCAGTGGCAGACGCCATCGCACGCGGAGAAAAAGATGCCCCACTTTTGCGCGGCATCTTGTCCGAAAGAGACGCTTCGTCTGGGGCTATGATTGAAACTCCGCTCAAAGCGATTCTCCGATCGGTCCCTGCCTACGCGGAATCGATTGTGGCCGACGCCTACTTTCGTGGGCTTGGGTACGAGGTCGACGAAAAGGGAGAACCAATCGACAAAAGTGATTTCGGATACAAAGTGGCTGAAGCCCGGCGCGCTTTGGGCCTTCCCGACGTGGTGCGCGCTGGTGGAATGGGCACAGCGGCGATCGAAGATTTGATTGGACAGCGCATCCCCATCACGGTTGCCCCTCTCCCCGGTGTTGCAACTCGCCGCGAAGAAGGCCGCTATAAAGGGATCAGTACATTCGACCCTGAAGCTCGCCTGCCTGCCTCCGGGCCTTCGGCCTCATACCCTGAACGCATCAGCCGAGCGGTTGCCGGTGGTCGAGGTCTTCCGGAAGAGTTTGCGTCTTCACCTCAGGTTGTCGCAGAGGCAGAGCTTATGATGCCCGGGATGGGGCAGGAGTGGGCTTGGGGGTCGGGGGCAGTGATGAGCCTGGGTATCCCAGCTGGTCCAGGAACAGCAGTCCGCGCCGCTTCCGGTTTGAAAAAAATAGCGGCTGCAGGAAAGCTCGGAAAGACCGTCGCAAAAGGTTCGAAGCTACTTGACTCTGGTGCTTCCCTTATTGGGCATACTGTGCAGGGTGGTTTCCGCGGTGCGCAAGAAGTGTTGGAACAAAGCCCCAATTTTAGGGGTGCTGTGGAACACCTGCGCAATATGGCCGCTTTGGCGTCCCCTACAGACGTGCAAAAAGCACGTGTCTTAGAGCGGACAGCAGAGGCCACTGTCGGCCCTGAAGTGGCGAAAGCGATCCGGCCACCTCTGGAAAAAGCCGCAGACCCTTTAGAATGGGGATGGCGCTATACTGAATATCTGAATCAGGCTGGGTCTCAGTTTNTCCCGGAAAGTGCTGAACAACTTGCACAAAAGGGAACCCAGTTTCAGCGAACGTTGCAGCGCACACTGCCAGACGACCTGGTACGGGTGACCACGTCATATGCAGTCCCACGCGAAAATGCTGCATCACTTCTCGCACACATGCGGAAAATACAGCAGGAAACTGGTCTTGTAGACGACGATGCTTTACGCAAGGCTGTAAAAGAGTTCGGTATCAAAGGAACGAAACCGCTTGACGACCTCTCTGAAATGCAGGTTGCGATGGACGCTATGAGCAGACGTGGCGTCATGGACTCAATGACATGGAAAACAGCGAGATCTATTTTCGGAAAGCCATGGCTCGAAAAGCGCGCTTCTGTGGCTGCGACTGAACGACAGCTTGCTGGGGCAGGGCAAGAAGCTTTGCGTCGAGTGCGAGGCGATGTTGTTGGTCTCGTGAAAAAGGGGTCGACGCCCGAAGAGGCTTTGGAGGCGGTGGCCAAGCGCGAGTGGGAGGCCGCAGGGGAAGACCCAAAAGGCGTTTGGCAGGCTCTTTTGGACGAGAACTACGGATCCGAAAGTGGGCGTGCGCGCACGATTATGCAGAACTTAGAGTTGACTGGCCTCGCGCGCGACATCGACTTAGCGCAGTTCCCTACTGTGGAAGATCTACGCCGACTGGACGCTCTCGATATTGTGCAGTCGGGGTCTAAAGGTGTAGGAAAACCGAATTTCATTCGCAACTATCTGAACGTCGCGCTTGAAGATGGTGTACGAAAGCGCATTGTGAAAGAGGCCCGGGACGAGCACGTGAAACTTTTTGCGTCTATCCGTGCACCTGGGCTTAATGTCGACGCTGTCCCAGTTGAGGCGAAAGACGGCGCTTTTTGGTTACAGGCTGAGCGCAAATTGATGGAGGGTGGGGCAGATCTGGCTAGGCTGATGGACTCAGTGCCAACAGCAAAGCGGGGAGAACTTTGTGACGCGTTACAAAATGATTTTGTGCAAGCGACCACTAAATCTCTTCGCGGGGCAAAATACGGCTACCTGCTTCCAAACGTGCCCTTTCTCGCCGGCCGGGCCTTGGCCTTGCCCGCCATTTCGGTGGCCCAGGTGGGTCTTAGCCGAACCTTGGGTGGGACATGGAACGCGCTCACAAGCGGTGGACCGATTAAAGTGAACGGAAAGATTGTGTACACCCCAGAGCAGGTTGAAAACTTGATTGGAAAATATGGTGTTGGGACCACAGCCGTTGAGGTTGAGCGTGTGGGTCGGCTTGCCCAAGACCTCTGGGAAGACGTTCTTCGCGCCGCCCCTTTGCTTGAGTCATCTATCCCTACGGTCTTGTCCAAGGGTGGGATAGCTCTCTCCCCAGCTGCACGCAGTTGGACAATGCGAGTGGCACACGCTTCGGAACTTGCCTTCCGACGTGGTATTTTCGTGGACGCACTTCGTGATGGTCTGTCCCCAGCCCAAGCGTCTGAACTCGCTAAAAAATCAGTTTTCGACTACAGTCAGGCACCTACGTGGGTGCGTGAATCGATAGGAAAATACCTCGCGACGGCAGCACAGCAATATTCAGCGATACAACTGCTAATTGATCTTGGGATGGACCATCCTGATAAAATTACACCCGTGCTCAAGGCACTGAGTGCGAAGGGTCGTGTCTTTGACCCTCAAGGCGAAGGCACGGATGAACGCCTCAAATCGATCGGTATCACACCACCTGTGTGGAAAGTGCCTTCTCTTNTCGGTCCTCAAAATCCGATCTTTGCACCTGTGGAAGACGCCATCGGTATTATTCACGCCGGGTCTTCCCTTCTCAACATTGCCGGGTCGTCTGACACGAAAGATGCAGCTTGGAAGGGTGTGTCCGGGGTAGGTGATTTGGTAGCGCCTGAAGTGACGCGCGCCATTAGTGACTTGGCTACTGTGTCTCGTAGTCGATATGCACCGACAGAGGCCGAAGGCCCGGGGAGAGTTGACGATAAAGTCAAGTTCTGGTCGGCTCTTGCTATTGCAGACGTGATCGACCCTGCCCACACAGGCCTTTGGCCTTATGTGATCGATCTGCTTGACGCAAAAGCGACAAAAGCGCCCAGCCACCTCGCAGACCCGGCGGACCCATATGCTTGGCTTGCGCGCCCCCCAGAAGGGACACCGTATATGTACGAGGGCAAAGGCAGAAATGGCCAAGACATTTTCCGAGTGTACGTGCCATCGAAAAAAGGCTTGTCGAATCTTCGCGCAATTTCTGCGATTACACCACAATCGATGGAGCAAGCCTTCGGTGCTTATGGTATGATGGCTGTGTCACCCACTATCGACCTGAGTGACCTGTCCCCAACAGGTGAGGTGGGGCCTGTGGCCGCAGGACTCACGTACCTGGGCCTGACGCCTCAGCCAACACCGTCGCGGGAAGAGCGGGCGAAACAACTCATTTCTCAGTCCGAACAACAATAGTCAGCCGTCCAGCCGAGGAGGTGCTATGGGCACTCGAATCCAACACTATCTACACGACTCTTTGAACAGCACAAACGTGACTTGTGCCGTTACCAGCTTCAATACAACGAGTCGTCACACTCATTCGATGTACGCAAGCCTGCCCGCTTTCCAGCAAGCAGGTCCTTTCCGCGGGATTATCGAGTCCATTCACATTAAGCTGGGGTCGGCCGCTGGTGCAACCCAAGCTACCATCCGTCTTTGCCTGGACGCAGCTGGGGATTACTCGGTTGTCCCGGATACTGTGTGTGATTTGGTGCCTGGAGTGACCACAGCCACATCGATGTGTGCTGCAATCGTGGCAAATATCCCCGTCTTTCAGATTCTCGGTGGAAGCTCGCTTTACCTATTCGTCTATGTGGACGCAGGGACGCCCGATCTAACTGCCTCGTGCATCACCTGGAGCGAGTGATACCATGCCTATCTCCAGAGTTTTCGACCCCTATACCGGGGGCGCAATTGGGGGTGGTGATGGTCCGACACCGCCCACGCCGGGGACGGTTGGCTGGGTCAAGGCGCACGACCTTGACTTTGCCGGAATAACGCCGGTAAATCAAACATCGGCCAGTGGCAGTGGAACCCTATCTGGGGGAGACTTCGACGGGCTGCCCTATACTTGGCTTCGGATCGCTGGATCCGGCGGTAGTCTCGACATCACTACCGATGGGGCTAAGTTGGAGGGGGCTGCAACTGGCAGCTACGAATGCGATATCAACATATCCAGCCTCGTAACGGCATCTTCCGAAGATGATATTGTTATTGTTCTTTACATCCGCGATATTGCAGGAATAACCTCCGCAACCAAGGGGATTCGAGCTGGTATCTCGGCGGCGGGAACGCTGGCGAGTGGCACAAATGATGGTATGAAGGACCAATATCAGAGTGCCTCAAATTGGCTTCCCAACATAATGAAGAACGACACGACCACCACCAGTTATGGAGGGACGGTAGCGATCCCAACCGAAGGCCGATTGGTTATCCGCCTCCGAGGTGGGTATATGGCGAATTCTGCTTGGACGGCGGGAAGTACTGCAGAGCCCGATGCTGCAGATATCGCAGCCTTATTTCTACATCAGATTTCATTCTCCGCGAAGGCTTCGCCTACTTACACTTCCGCTCTTTGGGTTGGACTCAACGCAATCTACACGGGCGTCTACGCCGAACTCTATCGCGTCATTATCTACGTCCCAGGGGTGGTATGATGGATCCAGTCGTCCTCATGGTTGAGAAGTTCCAATATTCGGAGCCTGACGAAACAATCGGTGAGGGCGTGATCGTAACGCTGTCCATGACTAAAGAGGAAGTAGTGGCTTTGCTCGCCGAGTTTGACCCGAAGTCGTCTACATCCCCCCCTGCCGCAATCTGCCGGGCCATCGCCCGTCCTATCGCAACTGCCCTCGCGGCGGAAGTGGCGGAATAACCTATGGAAACCCTTGTCCAACTCGCACCCTACTTCACCCAAATCTTCACTGGCCCGACTGCTGGCCTTGCAACCGTATTATTGCTCATCGGTGGGGCGGGGTGGCTGGCTTGGAAAGGGGTCTTTCCTATCTTGTCGAAATCTTGGGAACGCCAGAATAAGGCTATGGAAGCCATCACCGCTGCGATGGGCTCCATTCGGGAGAGTATGGATGCTATGAGGGATGCAATCGAAGCGAACACGGTCGAGGTAAATCGTCGATTAGATCGGGTGGAAGCCGAAATCGAGAAGATGGGGAGGTGACCATGGGCCTATATGATTTGCATCTACGCAACTTGGCTTCCGGCATGTCCATTGTTGAATCTTTGAACAAAGCGATTACCGAGCATGAACGGTCATTTCGCCCTGGGAGCCCCGATGATACTAGACCTATGCCAAAAGGCAAGACGAAAAAGAAATGGCCGAAAGACCCGGCTGGAGGCTGGCAATGATCTGGCGCAAAAAGACCGGCTGATTCAGGATGATGCACGCCGTCGTCAAGGCGCGTTTTTTACACCGCGGTTGTGGGTGGATGAAGCGCACGTTGAAATCGAAAAAGCCTTAGGGCCAAAATGGCGTTCAGAGTGTGTTGTGTGGGATCCTGCCGCAGGTACTGGTAACTTGACACGAGATTATCCTTGGTCTTGCTTGATTTCGTCTACCGCGGAAGCGTCTGACGTGACTGATATGAATCGTCAGGGTTGGGGTGGGCAACATGTGTTCCAATACGACTTCTTGCGAGATACGTCAGATATGTTTCCATGTCTGACGACAACAAATCATCGAGATGTTGGACACACGCACCCCGAAGTCCACGGCAAGGTCCGCAAGGGATTCTCCGGCGGCCCTTCTGGCACGGATTTCCAGAACTTGGGGCTCCGTGAGTCGGGCCTTCCAGATTTGCTCGCCCTTGGCTCTGGTCCAAGTCCTCATACGCCCCCGCCCAAGGGATGCAGTCAATACCAGCCCAGCCCCTTCTTTGAGGAAGGCGAGCGCAACGTCATTCCCGACAAGGTCGACCGCATGCTTCGGGAGGCTGCGGCGGCTGGCAAGCGGCTGGTGTGGTTCATGAACCCACCGTACGGTACTGCGAACGATGCGGGTGCCAAGGGGACGAGTAAGGCCGGAATTGCGGTCACACGGGTCAACGGTGACATGAAGGCCGCGAAGTTGGGTGCGCCTTCGCAGCAACTCTACGCGCAGTTCATGTTCCAATGCCGCAAGGTGGCCG